TCGCTCATAAGGTCATGTGCGGCATAGGGATGGATGATAGCTACATATGAGCCGTTGATTTTGGGAGCGTTGTTTGCTTTAAGGAAAGCAACAATCTTCTTAACTTCTTTGACAGTAAGTCTGTCTTCAACGGTAAGAGTTTTTCTGCTTGTCTTGCCACCGCCATAGAATACGTTTGTACCTGACTGAAGGACATTTCTTGTAACAGTATCGAGGGTGAGACCTGCCTGTCTGCCACAAAGCCTTGTAGCCTCAACAACATTGTTGTCGATGGCAGTGAGGTCAAGCACATCAGAGAGGGTGACATAGTCACCGTACTGTGAAACCTCTGCCTCGATGGTTGTTACGGAAAGCTTTCTGCCATCAGGAGTTACACCTTCAGTGAGAGGTGTAAGAGCCTTGGGGAAGGAAGCGTACTTGCGGAATTCGATTTTCTTGCCGCCATTCTTGGGGATGGGTCTCTTCTGACCGAACTGGTCATGGACAAGATACGGTCCTGCCTCATCGATGAGAGTCATATCGTAATGAGTCTTGTTCTCGGCAGAAAGACCTGCATCTGTGGTTACGTTGGTATTGGGGTCAGCGAAAAGCTGAAGATTGAGAACTGTGAAAATAAGTTTAAACATAGTAATAATCTCCTTTTGATAGTTATTCGGAGATTAAACCTACCTGTGGGTATTAGCCAAAAGTGATTTTCTCTCCGTTTGCTACCCTGCGGTTAATTTCCGCACGGTCAGCTTTGGTGAGTGTTGACACATCACTCTTGCGAATCGAAGCTCCCTGTGAGGCGTTGCCGTTCTCGATGGGTCTTGCTCCGTTGGCTATAATTCGGTTTGTAATGTTCTGCTCGGTTGCCTGTACAGCAAACTGCATTGCCGCAGGAATGATTTCATCCTTGTGAATGACCTCATAAGCAGTTCTTACATCGATATGGCTTCGGAGCAAATCCTGAAACTTCGGATTCTGCATTTCGGCTCTGAAGTCAAAGGAAGGATAGACACTCTTAACAGCCTCTGCCTGTTCCATCCAAGATGCATAGAGTCTGTCGGCATTCTGCCTTGCTCTTTCTGCATCCATCTTTCTCTTGAGGTCGGCATTTTCTCTTTCAACCTTACGGATTTCCTTGAGCTGTTCTACAGTAAGACCTCTTTCAAGAGCCTCTTCTTCGTAGTAAGCATCGTCATCCTGTATGGCTTTGGAAAGAGCGTCGATGTCAGTTGCATCGACACCGTACTTCTTGCCGAGCATTTCAAGAGTGGGAGCGAGTGCGTTAAACTTGTCCACTGTTTCCTTGCTTGCTTTCAGCCGTTTCTGAACTGTATCCTGAACTCGCTGATTGTACTGCTCCTTGAATTCACCCTTGATGAGTTCCTCGAAGCGAGCATTCGCATCAACCGCAGGATTTTCAGTTGTCTGCACATCGGTGACCTGTGCATCGCCTGTCTCTTCCTGAATGCCGTACTGCACATTCGCAAGAGGGTTGGCTTTTCCACCCGTATTGGACACGGCGGCTGTCCCTGTTTCGCCCGTTGCTGTACCGCCTGCTGTGCCAACACCATCAGCAAAGAGCTGAAGGTTAACAGGTCGGTTGAGTTTGATTTCGTTCATAACGATTGTCCTTTCTGCCCGTATCGTGGGCGATTCGTGGCTTATATTATTAAGGCTTGTGAGCCTTGCCATTAAAAATAAAAGTGACATATTTGGGTTCTGATAACTGAAGCAGACGGAAGCCTGTCACTATGGCATCAAGTCTGTTTGCGAGGACTTTATATGTATCCTTGTCGGCAACCTCGCACTCAATGGTGCTGTCACCTTCGTTGAGTTCTATTCTCGGAGGTTTTGTATAAGCTCCTATAGACTTCAAGAATTCAACATTTTGAGCTGCCGTATAAGTGAGAATGGATACACAAGCACAGACGAGGTCTTTTCCAACCTCTGCCTGTCCTGCGTGACCCTTGATTGATAAGCGGAATGATTTATGCTTGGGTGATGTTTCGTAGTTAATAGCGACCATAAGCTCTCCTTATGTGGGGGATGTAGACTCGGCAACTCTCTGCCTTGCCTTCTTGGTGTTTGATGCCTCGCTTTTGCCTTCTTTGCCACCGAGAGCTTCTGTCTTTTCGACATTCTCGGCAACAGGAGTACCGCCTGCGGACATCGCAGGAGCGTTCATTCCGAAACCGACAGCCAACTGTTCTGTCATATTTGTGCCGTTCTGACTGTCGATAATCTGTGCCATCTGAAGCATCTGTGCCTGCATCATCTGTATCTGTTGGAACATCGTGCCGTTCTGTGCAACCTTCTGCACAACGAAGTCCTTTCTGTCGAAGTCCATCATATCGAGGCAGGCGAGAGCTTGGTCTGCAATCTGCGGATTGAAGAAACCTGCTCCGAAGAACTGAAGTGCAAGCTCGTTCTGTGCCATCTTGCTGTAGGGACTCTGCTTCTGTGCTGTTACCTCGATGTCAAAAAGAGGTAATCTGTATCCCATATCCACACCGAAGTTGTTACCTTGTAATTGAGGCTGTATGTTCTTATTTGAATACTGAACAAACTTTTCGATTCCATTCTCACCCAAGACTCTGAACCATCTGGGGAGGTCATAGAACTGTCTGATAAGCTCGATGATAAGGTTAATCACCTTGCGGAAAGCTCTGTATGAAGCCTTGTTGTTATCTCGTGAAAGCTTACTTCCTGCTTCCTGCATAGCTGCGATTGCGGATGCGGCTGTAACACCGCTTGTTGTACCGCCTGTTGAGATATCTCTGTTGCCCGTGGTCTCCTTGAGTTCATCAACCTTGTTGCTGATGGCATTGATATACACTGCATTCAAGGGGTTCGTAGGTATGGGTCGGATTGAATCCTGTGCAAGCATTCCATCAACGTGAACAAGAGGCTTTGAAAGGTCGAGATATTCTTCTTCATTAACGCTTCCGTTAGTGCTTATGAAATGTCTCGGTGTTGCATTGGCGAGAACATTCTGCATAATTGCCTGATTGCCCTTGTCAATATATATCTGTGCATCCTTGCCGAGGTCGATATAACCGAAGCCTGCAAGAGAGCCTTCTGTCTTGAAAAGAGTATCGAAGACGAAGGGATACATACCGTGGTCATAGAAGCCTCTTTCGGCATATCTCTCATCGTTTTCCGTAGCAAAAAGAACGATGTTGTTGACGAACTTGCAGTAATGAAGAATCGTTCTGCCGTTCACATTTCTCTTGTAATAGCAGTCAATCACATCGGACTTCTTGCTTGTGTCGATGCTTTCGTCATATATGTATTTGGTCACAGCACCCGTATCGCCTCCGAGTCTGCCTCTTGTCTGCGGATACTGCTCTGCGATTATGTCATTGTCCACAAGCTCAACGTGGAATACATATCTGCTGTTTTGAATATCGGTTATGCCCGGCTCCCAAAACAGGTTGAGGATGTCAATCTTTCTGATTGAGATATCACCGAGTCCGTTAAGCTTTGACGAATCCCAAAAGACACCATAAACACCTGTGCCTGTCTTGAGTTTGTAATTGTTAAGGTCTGAATAGGTCTGCTCGAAGTCATTCTGCTCAAGGATGACAGGAATGATTGAGGAGAGCATCTCCGCTTCATTTTTGTCTCCTTCTTCTCTCGGCAGGATGTTCGGAGCAGGAAAATTGTCCATAGCATCAGCGTGCTTGTTAAGAATGCAGTTGACGAGCCAAGCGGATGCAGGTTCAACCTCATTGTTTTTTGCATTGTTTTTTGCATTCTTTTCTTTACGCATACACTCCCAATTTCGGAGCTTGTACCACTGCTCGTTCTCAACGATTCTCGTTTCGAGCATCTTCTTGCCCGTTTTGTAATCGTTGAATATCGACCTCAACTTGCTTGCTTCTTTTTCACCGATGGGGTCTCGGACAGCCTTAATGCCGTTCACGGCACCGTTGTCGGTAACACCCTGTGATGCAAGCATCTTTTCCTGCTGAAGCTGAATGAGTCTCTGTGCTTCACTCTCTGCTGTGGGTCGGGGTGCGGACTGCCTCCGCAGGAGCTGTTCTTCTGCGGAGGGGGTCTGCTTCTCGTTATTTATTTCACCCTGTGTCTGCACAGTTTCCTGTGCCTTTACAGGCTTTTTTCTTTTTGTATCAGCCATCTATAATCTCCATTCTCGGTCTCCTCGAAACCGCTTTGATGTCTTCCTTGGGGATGTCAAGGAACAGGTTGAGGGGATTGTTTTCGTATTCATCAGGCTTCTGTGCCATTCTCGGTTTGATGGGTCGAGCCATACAGAAGTAGCGAACCTCGTCAGCAACGTGGTCTTCGTTTGATGTATCGAGGTCTTCAACCTTATGCTCGTCATACTGAAGAAGAGGAATGGTGCGGATAAAAGCCTTGCAGTTACTGAAGATGTACATCATCGGGAAGCCGTTCTCATCGAAGGCTAACCTGTAATGCACCTGCATCCAACCTGCGAGTCTTTGATGGTCACCCTTTTGGAAGAAGACACTGTGCTTTGCGGCAGTATCTGCTATTGATTCACCTGTTTGAGCATCCCATATAGCAGGGTCTGCAATGCCTATGATTTTCTTTCCCTTGAGCCACCTGTGTTCAGACTCAATCTCGTGAATCTTTGAGAAGACTTGAGGAGGAGTCCATTTGACACCTTCGTTTGGTGTCTCTGTACATCCGTAGAGTTCAAGTATGCGGTATACAACTCCGTCATAATCAACCGCCCACCATCCGCAGGAGAAGGGTTTGTTATAACCCCAATCGAAGCTTCGGTAGATTGTCCACCCGTCAGGTATCTCAAAAGGCTCGATAACGTGAGTATATGCTCGGTCAGTATAGTGGTCGGGGTCATCTACAAACTCCTCAAAGAACTGTCCCGAGAACACATCCCACTCGCCATAAAGCCAAGCCTTGCGGAGCTTTGGAGGCAGAGCTTCAAGTTGTGCGATATAATCGGGGTTAGACTCCAAAAGAGCCGCATTATCTGATACGAGAGACTGTATGAACACATAGTCTTCGGGTCTTTCGTTGCCCTTGAATTTTCTGTCGATAAACAGGCGTTTCACCCATTCATGACCCACTCCACCCGGATTGAATGTGTAATATATGCGTTTGGGGAATTGGTTAACACCTCGCACACAGGCTGTGAGCTTCTTGACTCGCTCCTCGGTCTGATGCGTGGCTTCATCGATGAACAGAACATCAACTTCAGTACCTTGGAATCGTTCCGCATCCTTGTCGGTGTCGCAGTATCTAAAGAGGATTCTGCTTCGGTTTCGGAAGACGATATGCTTCTTTGAATCGTTGTACTTTGCTATTCTGTTCTGCTTGTTTTCGTCATAGCAATGAAGCATCTCCGTAAGAGGCATTATGTGGTTTTCCTGTAGCTCGGGGTAGGTTTTACGGATAATCATCACTTTTATACCTGCAAAGAACAGGCACAAAAGAACTGCCTTGAGTCTTACAACCCAACTCTTACCGCCACCTCTTGCTCCACCGAAGCCTGTATTCTTAACATCCGACTCGAGGAAAAGCTCCTGCTTCGGATTGGGATTGTCAAATTCAAGAGTAGGCATTATTTCGCCCACCTTTCAGCATCGCCTTTAAACACAACAGTAATCTCCTGATTGGAGGAATCATCATCGTCAGCCTGCTTTTCAAGCAATTTGATACGAGCTTCTTGCTCCCTAAGCTCTTGGTCGGTCTTGCAACCCTGTATATCTTTGATGTCTTTTAAAGCACTTGAAAGCTGCTTAACAAGTCTGCAATCAGCAAGCTCGTGAGATGTGTCCATTTCTTCGATGGTGTCTTCTATTTTTTTAAGAAGCTTGTCTGTAGCGGACATCAGATTGAGGGTTCTCTTCGCCTGTTGTTTTGCGATTTCTTGTGTAGTTCTTGTTGCAACATCGTTGCGATGCTTTTTTCTCAATTCCACCCAATTTTCTTTTTTTGCTCTGTCCGCAAGTGTTCTAACGGCAACATCGTTTTTTTTTGCGAGTTCTCTGTAGGAAGATTTGCCTGTGACATATTCTGTTTTAATTGCTGACCAATCAACCATCAGAAAGCTCCTTTCTTGTTCTGTAATCAATAGTAGCGGAAGGGGACTGCTCAATGTAAACCCACCCCAAACAAAAAAATAAGACACACCAAGCGGTGTGCCTTATAGGTTCGTTCACTCTTTGAACGGGGTTATGTAGACCTCGGTGCGAGGGTTTTCCTTGTCATATCGGACTCGGCTTCCATCGTGGGAACAGATTACCTTGAAGTTATCGTCTTTGAGGAGTCCTGCTTTGACCATAATATCATCGATAGATTGAAGCAGATTGGTCAAATCACAGCTTCTGTGCGTGGGCATATAGAATAAGCACTTGACCTCCACAGGCTCGTCTATCGGCTTCACAGGCTTCGGAATGAACCATAGTGCATCCTTCTCATACTGTTCGTACTGTTCTGACGGTGCCACAAAGTTTTTTCCTGTCTTCCTGTTCTTGCGAATCTGCTGATGATTCTTCTTGGTTATCGGTGGAAGCTTGACGATGAATTTCACCATCACTTCACACCCCACTTTCTGTCAAGGAGCTGTGCGATGGGGCAGGACTTATAATTTGCACAACATTTTATCTTTTGATATGCAGCTCTTTTGCGAGTGGTTGAAAAGTTAACGTGAATCGTTCCGTCTTCGTCTATGCCTTCACAGACTATCTTGTTTTGGACATCCTTGCGGTAATAAGGACACTTGGTGTCCTTGCTTAAGTATGATTCAGGCATTTGCATCACTCCTTGTTCTTAAGTCCTTCGGCTCGTTGCTGTTTTTTCATCCAAAGCGGAATTTCATCTTCTTTCGCATATCGGAGTCCGATTACAAGCTTATTACTTGTGTCTATCTCATACTCCATGTTAATCCTTGTCATTGCAGATTTGCACCTCTCACAAATCATCGGAAGTTCTGCAAAATGGTCATCGAAGAAGCAACCGCAATGACTACAGATATAACCACCGCCTTCGACAAGCCACCACTCTGCCTTGTCGGGCATTACTTTTTTATCCTCTGCCTTTGCAATCAAATGCAATCCTCGGTAACATTCTTCGCAAAGGTCAGCTTTGGTGTGATTTTTGTTTCTTCGAGGAAACACACCGCACATATCAAACTCGCAGACGATATCAAATTCCTTCATCTTTTCCTCGTAGGGGTCTTTGATAACCTTTCCGCAGGCATCGCACTTATAAACTTTCATTGTCATCACCATCCATCAAAGCTCCGCATTTCGGGCAATAATCTGATTCATAAAAGCATTCAAGCTCTGCATCTCCGGGAGGAGGCGTTCCACAGTATGAGCAAACTGTAAACCCTGTTAAGGGGTCTCTGACCCATCTGCCGTGAACGATATCAGCATTCCTGAGTCCGTCTGCGTAACCCTTTTATAATTGACCGCCATTGTATTTTTCGAAAATCTTCTTAAG